AAAGAAAGTCTGGAACTTATGATCGAGGTCGCACGCGAGAGCGAGCACCCGAGAGCGTTCGAAGTATTATCTGGTATGATGAAGAATATGGCAGATATTAATGATAAATTAATGGATTTAAATAAAAAGAATAGAGATATTAACGAACAACCAAAACAGGCACAAGTTGGTACAACAAATAATAATTTGTTTATTGGATCAACAACAGATTTACAAAGATTCCTTCAGGCACAAACCGCTGATAATGTAATTGATATGACGCCGAGGTTAGATGATAAATGAAAAAGAGAGTTATCTCGGTAATATTAATGTAAAGCGAGATGGCGTTGTCCAGGAATGGACAAAAGAACAAATAATAGAATATCAAAAATGTATGCAAAGTCCTGCTTACTTTGCTCGTACTTATTGTAAGATTATTTCACTTGATAAGGGTTTAGTACCATTTGAATTATATCCTTATCAGGAAAACATGTTTGGACATTTTAATGAGTATAGGTTTAGTATTGTACTTGCCTGTCGTCAGTCAGGAAAATCAATTTCGTCAGTCGTCTACCTCCTCTGGTACGCAATCTTCCATTCTGAAAAGACTATTGCAATTTTGGCAAATAAAGGTGCGACTGCAAGAGAGATGCTTGCAAGGGTTACACTTGCTCTCGAAAATCTTCCTTTCTTTCTTCAGCCTGGTTGTAAAGCCCTTAATAAAGGTTCTATTGAGTTCAGTAATAATTCTAGGATTATCGCTGCTGCTACTTCTGGATCTTCTATTCGGGGTATGTCTGTTAACCTCCTTTATCTAGACGAATTTGCTTTCGTTGAACGTGCTGCAGAGTTCTATACGTCAACCTATCCTGTTGTATCAGCTGGTAAAGAAACAAAGGTGATTATTACTTCTACAGCAAATGGTATTGGTAACCAGTTCTATAAAATCTGGGAAGGTGCAACACAAGGTATAAATGAATTTAAACCATTTAGGGTAGATTGGTGGGACGTACCAGGTCGAGATGAAGCCTGGAAGAAGGAAACTATTGCTAATACTAGTCAGCTACAGTTCGATCAGGAATTTGGAAATACGTTCTTTGGAACAGGTGATACACTTATTAATGCTGAAACTCTCATGGGTATGAGAGCAAAACCGCCTATTCATGTTGACGGTGATTTATATGTTTACAAAGAACCGATTAAAGATCATGATTACATTGTAACAGTAGATGTGTCAAAGGGAAGAGGCCAGGACTACAGTACTTTTAATGTGATCGATATTAGCACGAGGCCTTTTGAACAGGTTGCTGTATATCGCAATAACCTTATCTCTCCTATTCTCTTCCCAAACATTATTTATAAGTATGCGAAAGTCTATAATGATGCATACGTCGTAGTAGAATCAAATGACCAAGGTGGTGTAGTTTGTAATGGTTTATATCATGACTTAGAATATGAAAATATGCACGTTGAATCCACTGTGAAAGCCAATGCACTTGGTATTGAAATGAATAGAAAAGTCAAAAGACTTGGTTGTTCATCTATTAAGGATATATTAGAAAATAATAAATTGCAGATTGTAGATGAAAATACTATATTAGAAATTAGTACATTTGTAGCAAAAGGGCAATCATACGAAGCATCTGATGGTAACCATGATGATTTGATGATGAATCTTGTTATGTTTGGATATTTCGTTTCTACAAGTTACTTTGCTAATCTAACTGATATTAATATTAAACAAATGTTGTTTGAACAGAAGATGAAAGAAATTGAAGACGATGTTGTACCATTCGGCTTTATTGATACTGGTGAAGAGCAAATAGAACGTATAGAACAATCAGAACGAGATGGATGGGCTATCGAGTATGATGCGGATCTCTAAAATATAATTTCTTATAAATAGAAGTATTGAAACTCCGTATTATGACTTATAAGCTTATAATTTAACTCAGAGGAAAGAGTCATGGCATTATTCACACCCTCCGCCTCTCCGGCGATTACGGTCAAAGAAATTGACCTTACTGGTGTAGTGCCGAACGTTACAACTAGCACAGGTGCATTCGTTGGGGAATTTAAATGGGGGCCAGTTGAAACCCCTATTTTGGTCTCAAATGAAGCAGGTCTTGTTGAACAGTTTAGTACACCAGACAGTGATAACACTGTGGAATGGCACTCCGCAGCGTACTTTTTAAGATATTCTAATGCCCTTTATGTTGTCAGAGCAATCAATGACGCAGGTGATCTACCTGTTAACTCATATGATGCTTCAGCAGCAGTAGGTGCATCAGATTCCGCAAGTTACCCAATCCCATCTGCAAGTCGTCCATTGGTAAAGAACGATGACAACTGGGACGATCAAAAAGCAACACTTGCAAGTGGTTCATTTGTTGAAGATTCAGCAACAGTTACCGTTAATCACACCTTTTTGGCTAAATGGCCTGGTGAATTAGGTAACTCGTTAAAGGTAGAATTCCTTGGTGCTGATTCAGCAGATAATGACTCTGCTTTTGAAGCTTGGGCTTATCGTACAAACTTTGATGCTGCTCCTAAGACATCAACTTATGCATCCGATCGTGGTGCAACGAACGATGAGGTTCACGTAGCAGTTATTGATGAAGATGGACTTTTCACAGGGACAAGAGGTTCAGTTCTTGAAACGTTCCCGTTCCTTTCACTTGCTAAAGGCGCAACAAACGCAGATGGTTCAACGAACTATATGCCTGATGTGATCAACAACGCTTCCCGATATATTTGGCAAGCAGGATTTGGTCCAGCATTCATTTCAAATGGACGTTTATTCTCAACCCTTGCAGGCACAAATATAGATTAGGTGACGATTATGTCTACCGAGGGGGAGACGTTGTTCAGAGCGTTTCACTTGTTAATGGTAGAGACAATGCAGCACTTGACACCGGTGATTACGGGATTGGCTTCGATCAGTTCGAAGACACAGAGCGAATTACTGTAGATATGCTTATTGCTCCTGGTATGAGTAATAGATCGAATCAAACAACTGTTGTTAACGATCTGGTATCAATTGCAGGCACAACAAGAAAAGATTGTGTAGCAGTTACATCACCAGCACGTTCAGATATTATCAATAATGCAACACCAGTTGCTGATACTATCACAACAGCTAATACGTTCACTGCTTCTTCATATTTGATTGTTGATAATAACTATCTAAAAGTGTATGATAAGTACAATGATCAGTACATCAAGATTCCAGCCGCATCTTCAACTGCAGGTCTGATGGCGAATACAGATTTCGTAGCAGCTCCTTGGTTCTCACCAGCAGGTCCAAGACGTGGTCAATACCTTGGTATTACTTCATTGGCTTATTCGCCAAACAAATCAGAAAGAGATCAGCTTTACAGAGCAGGTGTTAACCCAATCGCTAACATTCCTGGTCAAGGCGTACTTCTCTTCGGCGATAAAACGAAGCTCGCACGTCCAAGCGCATTCGACAGAATCAACGTTCGTCGTCTGTTCCTTGGTATTGAACGAGCAATCGCAATTGCAGCTCGTAACGTGATGTTTGAATTCAACGATGAATTCACACGTGCCGAGTTTAAGAATATCATTGAGCCTTTCTTAAGAGAGATTCAAGGTAGACGTGGTATTACTGACTTCCGTGTCGTTTGTGACGATACAAATAACACAGCAGCAGTAATTGATAGAAATGAATTCATTGCAAACATCTTCATCAAACCGGCACGTTCAATCAACTACGTAACACTAAACTTCGTAGCAGTTAGAACAGGTGTCGACTTTGAAGAAGTTGTTGGCACAGTTTAATTTGGAGGAGATTAACAAATGGCTATTTTAGGCGTAGATGATTTCAAATCCAAATTAAGAGGTGGTGGCGCACGTCCTAATCTATTCAAGGCGACTATTAACTTCCCTGGATATGCAAATGGCGACGTAGAACTTACATCGTTCCTTTGTGAAGCTACTCAGCTTCCTGGTTCGATTATGGGTACGATCGTTATTCCATTCCGTGGTAGACAGCTCAAGATTGCTGGCGATAGAACCTTCGATACGTGGACACCAACCATTATCAACGATACAGACTTCAACGTACGTAATGCTATGGAACGTTGGATGAATGGTATTAACTCGCACCAAGCCAATGCTGGTTTGACTGCACCAGTTGATTACCAGGCTGATCTTATCGTAGAACAACTCGATAAAGATGAATCTGTTCTAAAGACATACAACTTCCGTGGTTGTTTCCCAACGAACGTTTCACCAATCGATCTGAACTACGGTGATAATGACAACATCGAAAGATTCCAGGTTGAATTCCAAGTTCAGTACTGGGAGTCTGGAACCACGTCTTAATTGGTATAATATATAAAGGGATGGGCGGGATTTTTCGCCCATCCTCTATATAAGGAAACGAATATGGCTGACCCAACAGGTATTAAGCTATTTGGCTTTGAAATTAAAAGAGCCAAAAAGCAAGAAGATGAAGATAAAAAATTAAAATCTATTGTACCGTCAGTCGATACTGAAGGTGCCGGTTATGTGACGGCGTCTGGATCACATTATGGTCAGTACCTCGATATCGATGGCGATAAATCAAAAGACAATGCTACGCTAATTCAAAAGTATCGTGGTGTTGCTATGCATCCTGAAGTGGATGCTGCTATTGAAGATATTGTTAACGAAATGATTGTTGCACAGGATGATGATCCTGTTACAGTTAATATGGATAATGTTAAAATATCTGATAGTATCAAAAAGAAAATTACAGAAGAATTTAACGATATACTTTATATGCTCAAGTTTAGAGACTTGGGACATGATATTGCTAGAACATGGTATGTTGATGGAAGATTAAACTATCACTTGGTAGTGAATGAAGATAATCCAAAACTAGGTATCCAGGATATTCGTCCTGTTGATTCTGCTAAGATCCGTAAAGTAAAAGAGGTCAAGACAAAGAAAGATCCTATTACTGGCGCAAAGATTATTGAAAAACAAAACGAATACTACATCTATCAAGAAAAACCTGGGCAAATGAATTCGGGTGTAAAACTTACAAAAGATTCAGTTGTATATTGTACATCCGGTCTTCTAGATGCTACAAAGAGACACGTAGTTTCATATCTACATAAAGCCCTAAAGCCTATTAACCAGCTTCGTATGATGGAAGATTCTCTGGTCATTTACAGACTTGCACGTGCACCAGAACGTCGTATTTTCTATATCGATGTTGGTAACCTACCAAAAGGTAAGGCTGAAGAGTATATGAAAGGTATCATGTCACGATACCGGAATAAACTAGTATATGATGCACGTACTGGTGATATCAGAGATGATCGTAAGCATATGTCAATGCTTGAAGATTTCTGGTTACCGCGTCGTGAAGGTGGTCGTGGCACAGAGATTAGTACACTACCAGGTGGTGAAAACCTAGGGCAGATCGATGATATTATCTATTTCCAAAAGAGATTATATCGTTCGCTGAACGTTCCTATTAATAGATTAGAACAAGAAGCACAGTTTAGTCTTGGTAGATCTACAGAAATCTCACGTGACGAACTGAAGTTCCAAAAGTTTATTGACCGTCTTCGTCAGAGATTCTCTACACTGTTTAGAGAGATTCTTAAAAAACAACTTATCCTTAAAAGTATTATTACAGAGGAAGATTGGGAAGAATGGTCATATCAGTTAGCCTTTGACTTTGCAAGGGATAACCACTTTACAGAATTAAAAGATGCAGAGATTCTAAGAGAAAGACTACAAACCCTTGACCAGATTTCAAATTATACTGGTGAAGATGGTTACTTCTCTAAAGAATGGGTTATGAAAAATGTCTTAATGTTTAGTGATGAAGATATAAAGAATATCGATAAACAGAAGGACCAAGAGCCTGAACCTGAACAGGATCAGCAACAAGAGCCACAACAGGAGCAATAAAATGGCAGATGATGAAATGACAGCAACAATTGGTGATATGATTGATTTCTCCACGAACGGCGATTTCAATAAAGCAAATAATATCTTCAATGATATTATGTCTGGTAGAATCCAGTCAGCGCTAGATCAAGAAAAGGTAGCACTTGCTAACCAGGTTTATAATGGTACTGATGAAGAACAGCTAGAACTTCCATTAGAAGATGATGAAGAATATTCAGATGAAGAACTTGATGCTGCAGCAGATGAAGTTGCTGACGCTGAAGA